CTGCTCTGCTCTGCTCTGCTCTGCTCTGCTCTGCTCTGCTCTGCTCTGCTCTTAGGGATTGTACTTGGTAATGTGCCGTTGTCAATAAGCTGTTTTATCAGTTTGCCAGCCTTTTCATTGTTGATGTAATACTTTTCATCTACATTATCCTCAAGATAGTCTTTCAACTTCTTTTTGAGTGGTATAGGCTGTGGAAAATGGTAATTGTACTCGCCCAGGAATGAAAACATAAAACACCTTTCACGATTTTGTGCTACCCCATAATTTTTAGCGTTTAAATCTTGATAGTAATTTGTGTAGCCAAGGCTTTCAAGGAAATCTATCCACTTTCTAAAATCAGGCATATTATCCTGACTATGTACTTGTGGCACATTCTCCATGAATAAAATCTGTGGCAATTCTCCGTTGCTATCTCTGATTTCTGTTAGTATTCTCTCAACTTCCCACAACAGACCGCTTCTTGTGCCGCTGCCCTTAGACATTCCGGCTTGTTTCCCAGCAACTGATAAATCCGTACAAGGAAATGAGTAAGTAAGTAAGTAAGTGAATGCATTTGTGTCGCAGATATTCAAATCTTCTGCATGAACCTTAGTTATATCCATTGTAGGAAAATCTGTGCCATGCACTGCATTATAGCTTGCTATAGCATACTTATTAAACTCCACAACTCTGTAATGCTCAAATTTAGCACCTATTCTCTTTAGCGCCATAGCTTGACTTCCATAACCAGCAAAAAGCTCTATTAATCGAATAGGCTTCGTTATGGAAACTGGCTCTCTCATAAAGTCAAATAAAGTCATTTGTCTGTCCATGTTTTAGCTCCTACTGGTGTGTCTGATTTCATCAAAATTTCTACGATTTCCTGTATCAAATAGAATCTGCTCATGCGCCGATGACAGCCGTCACACTTGTCTTTCGGGCATTTGTATGTGCGTTTGTAAGCTCTGCACTGGTTATCTTTCAACTGAATCACCTACTTTCAATAAATCCATAAATTTCTCATACTGCTTCTGCGACACCTTGTTACACCTCTTGTCTTCTCTGATTTCGATTTTGAGGTGTTTTTCTGCAATGTGTGACAGTTCCTTTGCAAGATTCTTTCTGCCCTGCTGTATGCCGTCACGGTAGCCTTTAGACGGCTTGTAATCATCAATCTGTGCTTTGCCCTCGCCCTGTGAACCGCTTGTTTTGTTCCTTAGCTGGTATCCTTTGTCGGCATAAGCCTTAATGTAATGCTGCTCCTGCTTATCAAGTTCGGATTTTGGAAAATGCAGAAATCCTATCTTCCAGCCACAAGGATTGCTTTTTGAGTACAATTTGTGTTTTTTGAGCGATAAATCAATATGTTGGTATCCGACAAGGTGCTGTGCAAGCCTTGTCAGAATATGTACAGCCTGCCCGATATAGGCATATTTGAATCCGTTTTCATCAATTCGTGTCAAAAAGTATATGCCGCTCTCCTCGTCAAGCTTTGGATTGACTTCTAATAAACGTTTTTTATTGTTCTGTTCAATCGCTTTTGCCTGCCTAATGCTTTGATAATTCAAATTTCATCACGCTCCTTAATTAAATGGTAATCCCTCATCTTCCACTCCGTCCGGGATACTCATAAATCCATTGCTGTCAACATTACTGTTCGGCTGAATTATGCCGCTACTCTGCTGATTCTGCTTGCTTTCGCAGAACTCCTGTTCTTCAACAACTACATCAGTCGTGTAAACTCTCTGACCGTCTTTGTTCGTATGGCTTCCAGTCTGAATCCTTCCGCTGATTGCAATTTTTATTCCCTTAAAGAAATATTTTTCAGCAAATTCTCCCGATTTTCCAAATGCAATGCAATTAATAAAGTCTGCGTTCTGCTCGCCCTCTTTTTTGAATTTACGGTCAACAGCTAATGTGTACCGTGCTACTGCCATATTACCATTGCCAGCTTGTGAATACCTCACATCAGGGTCACGTACTAACCGTCCAATTAAAATTACTTTATTCATAATCCACGTCCTCTCTATTCCGACAAAATTTTAGCAAGTTGCTTTAATAAGTCTTGAACCGCTTTAGTTTCAGCTTCTTTCTGCGTTTGCGGTTCTACAAATGCTTTTTTATAAACATTGTCAAGCAGCATTTTAGCGTATTTTTCATCTGTCTTTGCAGTTATATCCTTATTCAAACCGTAAATAATGACACTTAAATCTGCCAAGAGTTCAACAATGCTACCTTTTGCGGTTAATACTCCGTGTTCACTTTTAATCATATTTTCTAATCCTCGCTTTCTGATTTTAACCATTCAATAATCTTCGGCACGCAAATATCTTCTGTGCTTTTACAACTGTCACAGTCATCGCCGCACACAACACAGTCTGCGCAATGTTCAGACACATCGTAAATGTATTTTGCCAATTCTTCACCCGACATATTCCTTATTCTGTCGGCATTGGTCTTTTTTCTACCACATTTGCAACAAGACTCATTATCTCTCGAATTGCTGTTGTGCTGGCAGTTGCAAGAAATCTTTTCTTCGCTATCATCAAATGCTTTTAAAAACATTTCAGCAATTTCTTTCTCGTATCTACCACACATACCTTTGCAATCAATATCTGCAATAACCCTTGAAAAGAAATCTTTGAATTTGTCAACAATATAATCTCCTGTGAAATCTTTAGGGACGTCAATTACTACTTTCATTTTCTCTACCTCTCAATTTTTTTCTTGATTTATATGGTTTATATTCGCACTTTCCATTTCTTTTTCTACAATAAACATAATCATCATCATTTTTCGTAAAACAGTATTGACAAGTTCTGCATTTTTCAAAGAAGTTTTCACTTTCCATTTATATCACCTTTCAATTCTTTCAGTTTTGCTTCTGCTTTGGATTTTGTTGCAAATACTTTATCCTTAAAATCCTGTAAATAACATCTAAAACCATATGTAATCCCATTGTCGCAATCAAAATATAAAAGTCCATTTTTGTCAAATCCTATATATTTTACTTTATACTTTTTCAAACCAAAATAACTATAATTCCATACGGTATCTCCTACCTTACAAGGCAGCTTAATAATCATACTCTGCTCCTCTAAGTCCTCATATTCTTTTAACTTCTCTCTTAACTCAGCCGTAGCCCATAAGTTACGATAAAATACCGCCAAAAGCCCTATTGTGTCACTCACTCCAACTGTCAGCATTTCAGTCATATACTGGTCAAATCTCTCATCTGACATATAAAATAAATCTTCATCACACATATCTTTGACAAGTTTTCTAACAAGTTGTCTACTGTCAATATCCTGCTCATAATCCCTATATCTTGCATTGTGTTTTTCATCTATGTAACAACTGTTATGTGCCAGTTCAATCATTGGCATCATATCAGCTACTGGTTTATTACTTGTTAATCTTTCCATTCCTACTCCTTTCCGTTATCAGTCATCTTTTTCCTCAAAATCATCACAAGTATCATTATACATAGTTGCTATTCCGTAATTATCACTATCAGTGTTACTACAATAAAATTCCTTTTCTGTTGTAGAATACTTGTTATACTTACATTCTCCACAAATCTCCCTCATCAAAACGGACATTCATCTCCTTTCCTTAAAACCCATTCCTTGTTACGCTCTGCAACATCTACATTCGCCCCATAAGCAACTTTTTTCATCTTCTCGATAAAACTATCTCTATCAGAATTTTCATCTGATAGATGGCACATTATGACGTTCTGCAAGCTGTCTGAATGATTTGCTTTAACAAAATCGCAAGCCGTATCAATGGATAAGTGACCTCTGAATACATGATTAGCTTTGCCTGTGTTATCCCTGTCGATTAAATCCTTGTCATAATTCACACCTAAGAGAATGTGGTTTATATCTTTAAACTTCCACTTGATTAATTCACAATCGGTTATGTAAAGCATTCTCCCCATTTCCTTGTGAGTAATCAGAAATCCGAATATCGGGCAAGGTGTTCCGTCTGCATTGGTATGTGTCCAGCTTCCGTCTATTGTTGTTAGGTCAAATGCCTGTACTCTAAAATCTCCATTACCAATTTTCATAGGTTTTTCGCTTATGTATGGGGCAAATACTGGTATTCCCATAGCTTCAAAATCCTTTACTGACTTGCTGTGGTCTGAATGAACGTGGCTGACTATGCAGCCAACCACATTTCTTATGTTCCAATCCAAGCCTTTCTTGATTTCCTTAATTGAGATTCCACAATCAAGGATAAGTGTTTCTTCATTGTCGGAAGTTAAGGCATAGCAATTACCTGTACTTCCTGTTGCTATACATTTAAGTTTCATTCCTTAATTTTTCTGCATCCTCTCTTAACATTATTTTGAATTTTCCACCACACTCACAAACAGCTTTTGTGTCATAAACATTCCAATTTTCGTTAGAACGTGATTCATCTTTTTGCTGTGGCTTTCCGCACGATTCGCACGCAATTATTATTGGATTTTGTTTCATATTTACATTTCACTCCTTTAATACTTAATACTCATATTTCCGTGTTCGTTTACCCAATCAATAGCTTCTGCGTATGTCACACCATTATTTTTTAAGTGATACAGTAAGTTGTAAAATTTAGGGTGTGTTTCTTTTAGCCTCAAAAATCTGCTTTCTTTCTCTAAGTGACATCCGAATCCGCACAGTACACAGCCGGTCCTTTGACATCCTGTTGTTTTCAGCAATGGTCTTTCCTTATCAAAAATCCCAAAATCCGCAAATGACATCTGATTTTCACATTGCCCCATAGCTTCATAATCTGTGACTACTTCGCCGTAAACGGAACATATTGGCAGATTATTTTCTTTAATGTAAAGCAACACATCTTGTTCTGTCCAAAAGCTCATAGGATTGCTATGTGGTCTTGTGACATTAAAAGCATTACAACCATCTTGTAACCATTTCTGTGTACGCATAACACTTTCGCTTGCCATAGTCGCTATAATAGGCTTTCTGCCTGTTTCTTTTTCATAGTCGTGTGCAGGCTTTTTCTTCATAATGTCGCAACATAAGTCACTTATCTCAAATGGTGCGTCAAGAAAGAATTTATATTTTTCTTGATTAAACTGACTGTAATTGCCTTTGCTATCTGTCAATTCTCCATTTAATCTGCGTAACCTATATTCTGAACCGCTAGGGATAACTCCCATCTGCAAACTCTTGTACTGTTCGTTCTGCTTGTTTATTCTCCTGTCTATTCCTAGCAGGTCCGCCATATAGCAAGCATACGGAACTGTCTGTCTGTCTGTTAAGATTGTGTTATTAGATTTTTGACTGTCAAGGTATTTAACATATTTTCTTGCACCACTAACGCAAATTGACACTTCCTTGCTAATCATCGGAAATCCATACTGTTCACAAACTTCTGCGAATGAAATCTTGGGTTTCAAAATCACAAGATTATCAAAAGTCTGTGCAAACTGCTTTAACTCTGGATACTGTGTCGGAACATCTACGAATACAAAAGGGATATTTTTATATCCACAAACTTCTCTGATTATGTGTCCTAAAACTGTGCTGTCTTTGCCGGCACTAAATGATAGATACACTCCATCTTCGCCAAATTCATCAACCCAGTTCCTTACCCTCTCTGCCGCCATTAAAACCTTGATATTCAGCGGTAATGCCTGCCATTGGTATAATTCTTGCATTGTGTGTTTTGCCATAATCACACCTCGATTTCATTGTCCTGTGGGAACTGGAAGTACTCGGTTGTAGCTTTCCGAAATTGCTCCTCACTCAAAATACTTTGAACTTCCTCAAAACGCTTTGAGTTAGCTGTGCAATGATAAAACACATTATTTTCATACACTTTTCTCAGTATTTCCATAGCCTTAACTGCTTTTTTTTCTGTTGAATAACTACCCATTACATATCTTTTATCACCAACTTTGGCAATAACACCTTCGCATTCAACATAAACAACTGCCATTTCATAAGAAACATCTATTGTTCCGTCTTGTGAAATTACTCTCATTCAAAACTCCTTTTCTAACAAATCTTTATTGTCAAATTTGTTGCCAATAACTTCAATTTTTTCTTTCCATGGAAAAGTCGGCGAATAATTAGGATTGTCTATCCAGCGAATAAGGAACGCTGTGTTGGCAATATCGTATTCAATTATACCGATTGTAGGCTCTCCTGCTTTAGGCTTATCAGTTCTTTTTACAATGTCATTTTCGTACATCATATTTCCGTTTTTATCTTTTAGTCCTGTACATTGGCATACTGTACGTTCGTCAACTTCATCGATAGTAATAAAATTCAATATGTGGTCGTATTCTGTAACGATATAAGGCATGCCAGTAAAAGTGTGAATCAAATTTCCGATAGCCCATTCGTTGGTATCTTTTCGCTTTGTTTTGAATAAATATCTATCTTCCATAATTGCTCCTATTCCTGCATAAACGGCGGAAGCGTACTATCTTCTGCCTGTTCTTCGGTTACTTCCGTGGCTGTGGTGTCGATAATGTCGCTTTCCTCAAAATCTACTGTGTTTGCGTTCTCTTTAACCTCATCAGCAACAACCTTTTCTGTATCAAGTTTTACATCTGATATATTCTGAAATTCTTCCTGTGCATACAAGCCTTGGAATCTATCTGGAAATGCTTCCCTTAAAGCCTGTACGACAGCAACCTTTCTAATCATTGTAGCTGGTCTTTTTGCCCACTGGCTATTGAGTGAGCCGTCCTTTTTTCTTCCAGCATATTCGTCAAAACCTACTGACTGGTATTCGTCCTCTTTTCCGTCAATAAAGATTTTCGCCCAGCCACCTACGATAGTTTCGTTAGGTAAAACCATTGTTCCCTCTCGCTCTTCAACAGCTCCGTCCTTTTTAATTACAATAATTCCTGCTTTCTTTCCTTTATATCGTGGGTCTGCATTGGCTCTCTTTGTGAAAACATCTTTTCCAGTAACCATTGTGGCGGGCTCGTTGCTTCCATACTTAATAAGGTATGCTTCTCTCAAAAACGGATTTAAGTGCTGGTATCTGCATAATGACATAAACATCATTACTTCTCCTTCAGATACATTACCACCACCGCTTACAAGGTATCTCCTTATCATTGTTGGAGAAATTTTTACCATTTCTCCATTTGATTCATATTCAACTAACTGCGTATTCTCTGCCATAATTATTCCTCTCTTTCTAATAATTCTTTTACATTAAATCCGTTTCTGCCATTTACTAATCCTCTGATTCAAAGATTGAAGAGGAAAAGATACAAGCCGGGCGAACACTGCAGTAGTCGTTACAGCTGTTGCTGCTGACATAGCCGGACGGCGAAACAACGGCAACGATTTCTTTACAAGTGTTACATGGTGTGCTCCATGGTGTAATAAGCCACCACCAATAATCTGCGTTAGGGATAAATCTTCTGTACTTGCGGTAGTCATCTACGGTCAATAAAGATACTGTGTCTTTGCGGTTCCCATATTCATCTTGACCGTCAAGTGAAAGAAGATTGCGGTTAAATGCAATAATATTTTCTTCTCCTATTTCATCAGTAATCTTTTCAACAAATTCTGTGTTGAGAAAATATCTCAACCGACTTCCAACCCAATTATTTGATTCACTATCAAATTCCATTAAATCCTCTAATCTGTCAGCAAGACACATATAACCTTTATCTGTAATATCAAGGATTGTCCATGTAAGCCCAGCAAGTTTAAATGTATCTCCTACACTTAACCCGGTAGGAGTCTTTCTTGTCTTTTCAACTGCTTTTAAAACAGCAACTTCATTTCTTAATTCATTAATCTGCTCCTGCAAACTTTTCATTGTCAATGTCATAATCATTCTCCTTTTGATACAAAGATATTAGATTTTAAGATACAGAACGGACGAACACCGTGTTCGAAGTCACAGTAGCGGTAGTCGACAATGCCGGACGGTGAAACAACGGCTACAGCACATTCCCAACTCCTGTCAGCCGTACTCCAAGGAGTACATGTCCACCACCAATCGTCCAATCCTTTATTAAAAAGCAAATTGTTATACTTTCTTGCTTCGTTAAACGTTATCGGTCTTACCTTGCAATAATAAGGTTTGAGTTTATCCTGCATATCAACAGATGTTAAGTTAACCATCTGTTCAATAATGCTTCCTACTCCAATCTCTGATTCAATGACCGGTTGGATGTTTTCTTCAATAACTCTTTTAAGATTAGATTTGTTGTAATCCCTTATACCGTTGCCGAAAACAATATCCTTTGCCATAAAGCTTTTAGATATTACATTTGTTGTGCCATTGCAGCCGTTTTGCTCAAGAACGATAAAATCATGTTTTCCGATTTTAAACGTTTCTCCCGGCTGTAATTCTGATAACTGTACCTTATTAGTCTTTTCTGCTTCTTCTAACTTTCTCACAAGTTCTCTAGCAAGTTCCAATTCTCTACTCATTTAATTTTCCTCACTTTCATTGATAATTCTCAATACATTTTCGGCGTTTTCTAATCTTTCTTTTTGCAGTCTAATCGTTGCTTCGCCCATTTCCTTAAATTTATTTTTTGCATATTCAAAGTTAGGCTCTGTCAAGATTATTCTGCCGTTAATAATCAGCCCTATATCCTGCTTTCTTATACGGCTGGTATACCCTGTACCATATGAATCACACATATATATTTTTGGAGTTTCTCGTGCTTCAACCTTTTCCATATGTATTCCTTTTGGTCTATTGCTAAAAAAAGTATTTAATGTGTAAACATATAAATTCATGTTATACCTCCACAATTTCTAATTTATCGCTGTCATTAACAATCAGCATAATCAACTGGCTGTCAACCATGCTTGCTACCCGTTTCTGATTGTCGGTTGACAGGCTTTCACTGTCGTCTAGGAAAATTGGGCAGCTAATACCACTGCTCTTCTGAATCGACTTACAAATGTCAACTCTACCCAAAATTCGGTTGCCCTTGTTTGACATGGTCGTAAGAATCGACTTGCCGTCAATTTTCGGAATGCAAACTGATTTGTAATTTCCATTCTTAGCCAGCTCAAACAACTGCCATTCAACTAATTCAAAATGGCTGTTAATAGCTTCTGACAGCGTTTTATTCTTTACTTTGTCTAATTCTTCAAGCAAGGCAAGTATCTTTTCTGCGTTCGCCTTGTTCTGTTCAGAATCAAGCCTTGTTTTCTTCAATTCCTCAAGCCGCTGTTCATCTGCGGCAGTATCAGATTTAGCAATCTGACTTTCGCATTCTACTAACTGCTGCCTTAAATCATTTTCCTGTGCCTTTAATTCTGCCTTAACTGCCGAAATATCGTTAGCCTTGTGCATAGCTTCTTCTTTTTCAGTTATCTTCTGTTCAAGTGCTTTGTATTCTTCGGTGGCTGTTACATCAATTTCAACCGGAAGTGCCGCTAATTGGCTTTCAAGGTCTTTTAACTTCGCTTCCTGTTCTTTTTTTTCGGATTCGTGTGTGGCAATTTCTTCGTTCAATTCAGCAACAGATTCTCTTTCTGAATCCACAAGAAATTTAATCTTGTTGCCCCTTTCAGCTTCGCTTTCAAGTGCCGAAGCCTTTTTAGATTCAAAGTTTTTAATAAGTAATTCAACTTTGTCTGCCGGTAACTCCTGTCCGCACATCTGACAAATTTTTTCATTTTCGTCAAACTGCATTTCATGTAATTTCGTCCACGTTCCCCTAGCTTCCTGCAATTCAAGCGTGTATCTGCCGATAACTGCATTGGCTTTTTCAATTTCATCATTAGCTGTTTCAATACTTCTTGAAATTTCATCAATCTTACGCTTGACATCAACGATTTCATCATCAATCCGTCTTCTCTGTTTGAAGTTTTCCTCATTTGCCTTGCGGCTCATGTCATTCAATTCAAATTTAAGATTGATAATGTCGGCACTTGCCTTGTCATATTCAGCCATCAGCTTGTCATTGTTGGTCTGCTTTGCCACACAATCAGCAATCTGCTCTTTAAGGCTGTTCTTCTGTAATTCAAGGTCAGATGTATCAATAGCCTGTTTAAGCTGGATATCTCTTTCCTTTTCCTTAATCTGTCCGTCAAGAATAGGCAAATCCTTTGTAATTTTGGTCTTGATAGCCTTATTCATAGCCAATAATTCCTCTGCCGCATATTTGTTCAACAGTGGAACTAACTCGGCTAATTCGGTCTGCTGGCGTGCTACATCAATATCAGAAACGTCCTCTACTAAATTGAATAAATATTCTCTCATGTCTGACGGTTTCTGATTAAGAAATGCGTTCACATTACTGCACATCTTAAACACGTTCATATCAACATCAAGATACGCGTTGAAATCCTTTAATGTCTTAGGCACATCGTTGATGAAATACTTGTTATCGTCCTTATAACTGCTGCCATCCTTACTGTAGGTACGCTTCTGCACTTTTTTCATAGTTACTTCTTTTCCGTCAACATTAAGCACAATTTCAACACTGGTGTCCATATCATCAACGGATTTTCCGCCTACTTCCCGGCGCACAACCGGATTATCTTTTAATTCATAATCACAGTTAAACAAGCACCAGTTGTATGCCGTAGCAATACTGGATTTTCCTTTGCCGTTCATTGCGGCAATTTTTGTTAAATCAAAAAAGTTAAATTCTTCATGCGCATAACACATGAAATTTTCTACGATAATTTTTAACAGCTTAATCCTCATCCCATTTCACCTTATCCCTTTCTTTTTCAATTCTTTGGGCTTCAAACTCATTTCCCAAAATTCTGTACATGTCCACCAGTGATATGTACTTGTCCGCTTTTGTTTTGCTCAAAAGCACTTGAACTCTTGTTTCTGTGTCTAAAAGTGCTTCATACCGCTTCTGCGAAATCTTAATCTTCGCCATTTTCGTAATCCCCCTCCTGTAAATTATTGATTGACAATTCGTAGGCTGTCTTGATTTCTTCTGCGCCGTCTTCATACCTTTTCAGATATTCACGACTCTGTAATCTGCCGGTACAAGAGATTTTTTCACCCACATTCATAAGCCCTGCCTTGACGGCTTTTCTTCCCCATGCAACGCAAGGAATGTAATCTGATTTTCCGTACTTCCGGTTACTTGCTACCAGTAAGTCAGTAATCTTTCTATTCAGCGGCGTTTCGCGGAAAATTGGTTCACGACAGATATATCCGTCCAGTTCCGCAAAATTTCCGTCTTTTCCCGGATACTCTGTAACGTCTTTTGCGAATACAAAGATGTGACAGTGACCGTCATAGTTCATTGTTCGGATTTCTCCGAAAATTTCAACCCGTTCGTCTTCCTTAATATTTTTAAGGAAGATTTCTGAAAATGTAACGTTGAGTGTGTCCGGCACACCACTCGTTCTCACACTTGTAATCTGTGTTGAATAAAATTTCTCACCATGGTTTTCGTGTGAGAAAACCGGCTCTTTTACTTTCCCACTTATTTCAATTTTGTTCATTTCTTTGTCCTCTTTTCTTTTAATTATTAAAATCTTCTTTTACGACATCAATTTTGACAAGTCTTTCCCATTTGACAAAATTAAACACTGCCTTAGCTTCCGTTCCGTCTTCCTGTGGTACAAGCACTCTGTTATTAAGTGCTACAATTACCGGCTTGTCGCCTGCAACTCTTAAAAATTGTGCCTGTAATCCGATAGGTGCGACAATGGCGATAATGTCGCAGTCGTTTATTTCTTCCTGCAACTCGCTTGCCGATTCAATCGACCGGTCAATCTGCACAATTTCAACGTTCCCCAGTGCGGCTAACTGTGGCTCTGTCATTTTGTGTCGAGAAAACCACAGAACCTTTTTAGGCTTCGGATTTTCTTCAAATCCTACAACCTTGCCGTCATTCAAAATGACTGACTGATTTTTCATTTCCTGCATTTCTACGCAATCCTGTACTGTTACCTTTTCTTTGTTCATTTCTTTTTCTCCCTTTTAATCTTTGCAAATTTGTCAATCGTTTTCCGGCTTCCGGTTTCCTTATTAATAAGTTTTAAATAAAACTCTGTTTCTTCGATTAAAAGCCAGTGTTCAGCATTTAAGTGGTGTGCCGAGCAGGCTTCTTTCTGCGCTCTCGTAAGTTTCTTTGGCTGTTTCATTTTTTATCCTTTCCGTTACTCCATGAGTAAACCAACGCAAGCCCAATTTCAACGAGGATTGTGAAAATTACTCCTGCCGCAAATGGATTAATATACATTTCATACCCCTTTCTAAAAACTCATGCACATCTGTGCATTGGAATTTTCAATCTGTTCTGAAAGCACGGTCGGCGGCAAATAGCAATCAATAAACTCATGCACATCTGCAATGTATTTGCGTTTTATACTCTTGTATGTTGAAACACACCCGTATTCGCGTTTCAACTGCCGGTATATGTCCGCAAATACCGAACTCCTCACGCTACTGTCTTTGTATGCGCTGGTGTTCTTGCCGCCCAGTACATCAACTACTTTCCTTTTAATATGCTTCTGAACTTCGTCTATTTCACAGCCGTACAGCGGCATATCATTTTCAAGGGAAGATATTTTATCTTCAACCTTGTCAATTCTTTCATTCAGCTTCACATTGCCTTTTGCAATAAGCCGAATTTTTTCCTCATCCGTCATATTCATGTTGTAGTTTCCCGTCTTTCTGATTGACGGAAGAACCTCTGATGTTACCCAGTGCTTAAATTCCTTGGCTTTTTTCATTTTGCTTTGAAATACTAATGAATAAAATCCGCTCTCATTTATTACTATTGTCTGTCTATTCTGTCTGCCGTCAAATAAAGGAATGATTTTTTTGTCGCAATCATCAACATGAGCTTTTATATCTCGACTACCGTTTTGGTACTCCAGCTTTTCGGCTACATCAATGCCTACAAAATAAGGTTCGTCATCAATTATCAAAGTTCGAATCTCTCCGAACTCGCCACTGAAAACCTGTAAATTCGTTTCTGCCATTTCTTCTCCTTTCTGTGGTATAATCCTCTTATCTTTTAATAGGAAAGAGGTGAACACGCTGAATAAATGTCCTTTAAACAACTTTGAAAATTGCTAATCTGAATGTGCGTTGTATTTATCTAATCAAAAATGTTGTTCAATCAAAAAGCTTGCATTATCAAGTCGTTATTTTGTTGAACTCAAAGATATTAGCCGCAACATTTCAAGCATTGACAGTACATTTACTCGTCGTAAATGTTAAGAATGGTATCTGCCATTCTGTCAATTTCGCCCGCAATGCGAATTTTGACATCTACATCATTTGTTTTCTTGCTTTCCTCTGCCAGCAACTCTATCTGCTGACAGAGGATTTCTGAAATATGCCTTTTTTTCTCGTCCACCTGTTACTCCTTTTTCTGTTTATTTACCTGTTCAGCCATTTCCTTATCTCTTAATGCCGACAGATATACCATTGCCATTGTCTTATTTTCTTCTGAAAGATTTGAAAATAAAATGCAGATTTTTTCTCCATCTTTAATATCTTTTTGGGATAATGCTTCTGCTACCATGTGGTTTTCCTCCTTCCTTTTATTTCAGATGTTGTTCATCTGATGTACATATCATAGCGCATTAAATGTACTTTGTCAATACTTTTTGTTGACTTAATGTGCAAATTGTGATAATATAATTTTGAAAGGAGGGACTAAAACGTGAATGAAAGAATAAAATCCATAAGAAACGAGCTTAAAATGAGCCAAAATGATTTTGCAAAAAAACTGTCCGTTTCCCGGTCGGCTATATGCAAAATTGAAAGTGGCGAAAATTTTCCTTCTGAGCAAACCATTCGTTTAATATGTAGTGAATTTAATATTAATGAGAAATGGTTACGCGAAGGAATTGGTGAAAAGCATAATCCAATTAATACGGATTATGAAGAAATAACCACAACAATAGGTGTAAAAGACCCAAGAGCCAAAAAAGCAATTATTGATTATTGGCAACTATCTGATGAAGATAAAGAATTGTTTTGGAATTTTATGCAAAGATTTATGAAATAAGAAAAGCGGGATTTAATCCCGCTTTTCTATTATTTATCTGTTTTTAATAATTTCAAATGTGTTTTTACAACAGCTAATATTTTAATTAGTACATTTGTACTTTCGATTTGCTTTAGTAGTTTGATGATTTCATTTCTGTAAAATTCATTATTATCTTTTTTGTCCATAATTTACCCTCCGTATTCCCCGACACAAAACATAAAGTAGCGATACAAACATTATAGAACAAATGTTTGTTTCCGTCAAGATTGGAACAAAGGTCGCTGATGTAAATTAAGGTTATGTAATAGGGCGGCGGCGCAATGCCAAATAGCGCAACCGCCCACCGGAACTTGAATCGCCCAATCTTTTGGACAATTTAATTTTACAAAAATTACCAATTTTTCACAAACGATTTAAACCGCAAAAAACGACATTTACTCTAAAAACGTCTACATTTTATAGCGTATGCTGTCACATAATGTCGGATTGCGGCGCGTATAGTACTAATTTGCTATTTATCAGTTCGACAAAAATTAGGTTATGTGCTATTATTATTTAAAAATAAAAGCAAGGGAGAATTTTTATGAAAAAGAAATTATTATGCTTATTAATGCCGGTATGCCTTTTAGGGCTTGTAGCTTGCCAAAATTCAACTGCGAATAATTCCGCCGCCGCAAGCAGTACAGAAGCCGTCACGGAAGCGCAAACTGAAACAGAAGCCCCTACAGAAAAAGAAACGCTGTTATCAAGGGATAGAATGACATACACCGAAGATATTACATACGAAACTCTTGCAAGATACCCGGACAAAAATATTGATAAACCTGTGAAATTTGACGGAAAAGTTATACAGATGATTGGTGCGGTTGATAGCAATTATACCGCTATAAGAATGGCTGTAGATGATGACTATAATCATGTGTTGCTTGTTGTTTACGCAAACGATGTAATTGACGGTAAACTACTTGAAAATGATAAAATTACTATATATGGTGGTTATGTCGGTCAATATTCATATACGTCTACACTGAATAAGCCGATAACAATCCCACAAGTTGAAGCTGTTATGATTGATTTACACGATAACAATTAAAATATCACCGGGAGTATTACGCTCCCGGTATTTTTATGTTTAGATTAATTCGCAATCGCTGACATTGACTGCCGCAAATACAGAGCCGTTGAAGCTAAGGACCGCTCTATCCCCGTCAAGCTGTGTGACTTCATAGCCGCTGTCATTGTGCCATGCCTTAATTGCCGTGCCATTGTAGTCAGTATCGCCGTTGAAACGGACGGTATCGCCCACAGAAATGCCACCGCAATCCGAACTTTCTTCTGAATCGTCAGAATCATCACTGCCGCCGCCAGCAATGCAATCATCATTAATCCAGCCTGTGCCGTCATCAATCAGATACGGATTTCTCGCACCGTCAACAACTCGTGTAATTGTGCCGGTCGTATATGTAGGCTTTAATGCTTCTTCTGATGTTGAAGATACATAGATTGTATCGTAGTTTACGGTATCGCCTACAGAATAGCTGTATCCACCGTCCTCTGTGTCTTCTTCATCGCCGCCGCAGTCGCCCGAATTGCTATCAGAATCACTGCCGCCGTCAACTTCCGGCAACTCGCCGTACCAGTAATTCATATCGACCCTGCTTGATGGTACACCGGCAACTTCACCGTCTGATGTATACTGCCATAACAGACAATCCATTGACGGCTCTGAAATTCCCCAGTGCGCAAGCCATACTTCGTAGTCGGATAACTGGTCTGCATAGATTACTGAATCCCAGTAATTCTTGCTCGCATAAACACCAGTCTTGTATCCTGCTTCGGATACTCTGTCGCAGAAAATCTTACAAAAATCAGTAATTTCCTGTCTGTTATCGTATGGGTTGAAGTTGTGCTTTTCTTTATAGCCGTCCGCGTCTTCCATGTCGAACCATACACCTAACACCGGATTGTAGCCCTCTACCATGCGCAGTGCGTGTGCCGCTTCGCTTTCTGCTTCGGCATTATTTAACGCATAAGAGTACAGATACACACCATACGGAATGCCCAGTCTTTCACATTCTTCCATGTTACGGATTGCCTGCGGGTCGTCCTGTGATGTGCTGTCATTGCCGTGACCGACACGAATAATTACACCGTCAACATTTTCCTTTGTGGTATCCCAGTCGATAACTCCGTTATGCTTACTTACATCAATTACTGAATATCTGCTCATATGAACCTCTTTCTGCCGCTATTCTGCGGCTAAATATAATTTTTATTGTGTTTTAGGGTAAAAAAATAAGACACTTTCGTGTCTTTAACTGCTGTCGTTATATATACCAATCACCTACCTTACGCCCTTCCATGTACGGTAACATGAAATGATATGCTTTTTGTTTCGTTTTGTGGCGACCAAACAAATCCCGTTATTTGTTCGCTGGTATAGCCGTTTATGCTTGCACTTATCAGCCCTGTTTCCGCAAATGGAGTAATATTCACGCTGTCAATATTTTTTACAATATTAGGTGGCAAATAAATTGTGAACGGTGCCCAAAACGCATTTCCATATTGTGTATTCATTGCATAGCTTTTACTTACTGTTTTTCCTGCCATTACAATATAACCGCTTGAAAGATATGTGATATACATTTCTGTTTTATCTTGTGGCTTTGTTACGGTAGTGCCAATATATCTTCCTTTTGTATCCGTAAATTTTGCATCTGACGGTACGTCTGAATTGACAGTATGCCCATTTGCTTTTGCGGCATTTTCTGCATAATTTACGCTAAAATTACTAGGGTTGTAAACATACATGTCTTCTCCGTTTTCACCACCCCATAACCACGAAGGTTGTCCGGTTTTGCCCGCCCAGTTAAACGTCATTGGGTAGCCTGCGTTGCCATTCCTTCCTAAATGCGCAGCATTGTTTGCCGCCGGAACTGTCCCCAGCCAGTTTGCAAATGTAGCTTTTGATACGTCTTTGATTTTGGCTTTTACTATATCATCATCTCCGTTAGCATAACAAGCCACAGACAAAATTTGGTCTTGGGATAATGAATTTCCTACCCAGCCAACTTTGATTTTCTTGGATGTATCGTTGTAATCTTGGACTGTTGCCGCACTTCCTGCATTGCCGCCTGCCGGTATCGCACCTACATTTTCCGCTGTTATATTAACATTGCCCCGCCTATACTCACTTTCTGCACTGCCTTTTACACCGGTAACCGGTGTTCCCGCAAGGACATCCCACTTTCCGTCTTCTGTCTTATATACGTTTGCGCCTGCCGGAATAGTATTTCCCGCTCCTTCTTTAAATTCAGCAGTCGTTGTAAACTGGTCCGAAATGTTATACATGCTTCCGCCGTCCGCCTCTGACAGTGCCGGAAGATTTGCAAATGCAACCGTTCCCATCGGTCTTAATGCGCCCGAAAACGATTCAGAAATCCGTCTTGCCTGCTCGTAATAGTATTTTGCACTGTCTGTATCTGCTACGGCATAGTTTTGTGCTGTGTCCGCACTTGCCGCCGCATTGGAAGCGTACTGCTGTGCCGCATTGGAATTTGAAACTGCGATGGTTGCGCTATTTGCAGCACTATTTGCTTTTTCATTTGCTAAATTTGCGCTTCCTGCGGCATTATCGGCACTTGTTTTAGCTGTTGCCGCGTTTGCCGCCGCTTCTTCTGCTTTCGTACTTGCCGTATCTGCGCTTGTTGCCGCCGCCGATTGGCTCTGTGCCGACTGTTGGCTATAATACTTTGCATTGTCCGTATCTTCGCCCGTGCGGCTGTTTGTACCGCCAGTAGCATAACTCTGTGCTTTTGTAGCACTCGCCGCCGCATTGGATTCACTGGTTGCCGCCGCTGTTTCACTTGCCTTTGCATTGCTTTCAGATTTTGCCGCCGCCGACTGGCTTGCCTGTGCTTTTGCAACTTCAACTTTAATATCTGCAAGATAATTAGGCTGTAAATGCTTTTCCTGTATGCTCGCTTCTTTTACGATTGCAGACACTTTACCGGTGCCGTCAATCGAAAATGCCACCGTATCACTGTCCAAAAACTCATACTGCGTAATCAGTGCTGTCAGGTCTATATATTGCTTTGTGCCGTCAATAAGCGTTAAAATAATCTGCTGTGTTTCGGCATTGTATGAAAAATTTACCGCGATTTTTTCCATCTGCGTGTCAATCGTTATTTTTGAGCCATTTTTTTTAGTAATAGTAATAATTCCCGTCTTTTCTTCAAATGTAACGTCCTGCACCAGTGTTGAAACTTCTTCCTTAGTCGCTTTTGTAGTGTCCAGTGTAATTACCCTATTGTCAATTTCATCTGTAGCCACATCTATTTTATTCAGATTACTTTCATTCAGTGGTGTTTCATCACTCGGATAATTTTCCCAATTTATACGACCATACGTTTTATTCATGCCTGCTCCTTTCTATCCTTCTATGTCGCCCCACGGAGTTGTCCAGCTTCCGCCCAAATTAATGCTTCCGTCATTGCAATCAATAGAAATGCTTCGTTCTCCGTCATCAGATTGCATATACAACAATCCCGGATATGCGTGAAAGTTTGCCCCGGCACTTCTACTAATAAGCAATTCGTCCGGTTTTAAAAGTGCCTGTGCATTTTCTCCTAAAACATACCGCAAATATCCGTCAAATATCTGCCATTCTCCGATTAGTCCGGATAACGCTTCCATACTGCCGTCCAAATCGATTTTAAAATTCTGATTAGCCGTCACAGCGCCGTTCAGATTGATTTTGTTTGCTTCAATCGAAACGTTTTCGGCAGATTGGTTAATTTTTGAAATAATTTCATCGCCATTTACTTTTTTTGATACTTCTGTATTAATGCTGTCCGCCGTCTGCCTTATTGCACTATTCATCTGTTCTGTAGTGCTGTAGCTTTGCAGTTTTCGGGTTACCTCTGCCGAAATTCCCTCTGCTGTAGTATTGATTTGGGTATTCATTTCCGTTGTTGTGCTGTAATCCTTTAACTTATCTGCTGTGTCCTGTTTTGCATTACTTTCAGCCGTTTCAGCGGCAGATTCAGCATATTGTTTAGTTTCCGTTACCTGTTTTGATAACTCTGCCGTAAATCCGTCTGCCGTCTGTTTTATAGAACTTTCCAACTCCGTTTTTGTGTTTGTAGCGTTTTCTTTTGTTTCGTAGTTTTTGCTTACTTCTGATGTAATTGATTCCGCAGTCTGTGTAATTTTCGTCGATAAATTGCCCTCGGCTTCGTTTGCCCGCTTTACTTCCGTTGCAATTGATTCTGCGTTTTGCTGTATACTACTGGATAAGTTGTTTACTGAATCGGATACCTCGCTTCGGATACTGTTTGCAGTCTGCTTAATTTCAGAACTTAATCCGCTTTCAACGTCCGTAATCTTACTGTTTGTTTCTTCGATTGTCCGTGTCAGTACATTGGTCTTTCCTTTAAGCTGTATAATGCTTTTATGCACGCTATTTGCCTGTGTAGAACGGTATTCTTCACCCGTTGCTTCATAGTTGTCCCTAAGTGCCTGTATGCCCTTTAGTGTACGTTTTAACACGTAGCTTTCAATGATTTCATATTTTGTTGGCAGACGAACCGCGTCACCTACTTCAATACATGGGTTTCCTTTGCAGTCCGCAGAAAACGGTCTGTAAATAATTCCCCGGATTTTTCCGTAAATGTTATTTGCGATTCCCGTCAGTTCTTCACTGCCTTTGCCGTAAACAAGAAAATTATCCTGTATCACATAAGCATTTGTGCCGCTTCCGACAATTACTCCGATGTCGTCTTCCTCTTTTCGGATTTGCAGTTTATCAATAGTTTTCACGAGGAAATCTTCGTATTGCGCCGATATATACAGACTTTTGCTTATTCTCGTGCTTTTCGGCTCACGCGGGTACAAATCATCTGCCGGATACAGGTCGTTTCTTGGATATAATCCCTGTATTTCCTGTTCAAGGTAAATGTAATGGAATTTGCTGTCACGTCCAATGTGTCCGAAACAGCCGTTAATTTCACAAATACAATTCAGCACAGTTGCACCGCTTAATTCTTCCGGCTCAACCGTCTTTTCGACTTTCATATCATCATTTACAAGCTGTGCGTCCGCCTGCTCAATCCCAAAATACCCAAAAAAGCTATCCCGAAAAGCTTTCATTGTCGTCGTGCTGTCTTTTTCCGGCAATAACGTATTGTACCATTCCGCCACATCTGCGTTTATCACGTCATACAGCCTGTCATAAGCTACAATATCACGCTTTGTTCTATCTGCCGTTGGTGTGTCGGAGTATACTTTATATCTGCCAATCTGAAACGGATTTGAAGTATTATTATCAATTACAGTTTTAACTGTTATCATTTTATCTTTCATCGGAAGAAAAATGTTTGATACAGTAAATTTAAGCACCGCCGCTTCACAGCTTCCGATTGTCAATTCAGATTCCGAACAAATGCTTTCTGTCAATTCAAACTGTTCTTGATGTAGTTCAACATTTGTAATTTTTGTCGTTTTATCGTCCGTTTCAATCGTCAACTGCTTATCTATGCTATCTTTTTTAAACAATTCTGCGTATTGATAATTAACCACCGTAAACACCTCCAACAAAAGCAAATCTGATTGAATCGTATCGAATTACATTTCCGTATGTGCCGTAAATTGTTGGCTGAAAATCAGCCATATAGCCATACTGCGTAACATAATCGTCATATTCCGGGATATAGGCTGTAATATAACAGCCACGTTCCTGCGAATTTGTAAAATTGTTGCGAATATTGCTCATCAATACTTCAAATGTTTCATTTGTAAGCATTGCCTTGGTTTCAAATTCAACTTTTAATGCCTTTAATTCAACAGCGTTTCTATGCTCGTATCCGTTGGCGTCCGTGTAATCGTCAATGTCCTGCATATTTGCATATGCGCTGTAGGAATCTGCCTTGATTAATCCGCCCGGTATCGTATAATCTCCAATTTTAATTAAAAAGCCGTTGTACGCCATGCCTGCACCTCACATTTTTAAAAATTTGTAACAAAAAAGCTCATACCGGTATTCGATATGTGCTAAAGAAATGGCAAAAGGCGAAACCTACATAAAATAGATTCCGCCGCAAAGCAAGTTGTCAGTATTATAATAGATTAATTATCATCTATTGTACATGCATTAATAATCAAATGCCGGTTTGCCAGTTCTTTTAAAATATTCTCTTGCGTATTTTCTTGCACTGCTTCCGATGTCGTTTTGGCTTATACTTAAGTCCTTGTTGAGTATTCCTTGTAACAACTGGTTCTGCTGTCTAAGCAGTGCTATTTCTCGCTGTGACGTATCGTAAATGGAATCTTTAATACCCGTAATTTCTGCGCCGCCCGCTACTGCCGACTTGCCGCCGACCGTTCCGGCAATTTCCGGTATTCCGTTTTCGCCCGCCATGACAATGCTATATTTTTGCGGAAGATAACCGCCGTCCGCATACCCTTTAATACGAATTTTAGCAAATCCACTTTTCAATGGGTCGCCTGCGCTATAATTATCATCGCTTTCCAGTTCCATTTTGTAACTATTTTGAATAGCGTTTGTTAATGCTTCATGCACTTTCCACGCTTTACTGCTTATCGTATCCGCTAAGTTATTCATGAGGTCAGCACCAACGTCTGAACCGATTTCTCCTGCGTTTACTGCGTCTATAATTGACAGGAAAGCAACTGCCGTTGTGTTCGGTACACCGTCAATATTTTTCTTGTACGAATCAACAAGGTTTTCACCCGCTTTTGAGCCGGTATCAAGTGCCTTTGAAATAGCCGTTTGTTGAATATTGTCGAATATTGCGCTATTGTATCCCGGCAATCCGCTTGTTGTGGTCGTAAATCCGTTATACAGCTTTGTACCTCCGTCTGTTCCTACAACACCCAATCTGCTAAAGGTTTCACTTGCTTTGTTGTAAAAATTCGAAATATCTTCTGTAGATTCGCCTGATTTTTCCGCTACATTTTTTTCAATGTCATACATTGACTGTTGCACGGATTCTCTTATTTGCTCATTGTTTTGTTGCATTGTATCCCGCAAATTATTAGAACTGTCCGCGGTGTCGTCCTGCTGTTGGGTAAGATTATTGTATTCATTTTTGCAATTTGCCGCTTCGGTTGCGGCATCCGCTATTGCATTTTCACATTTTTCATAAGATTCTTTTAATTCTCTATTATCATTTGCTAATTGCCATGTTTCCTGTGAATTTAATCCTAATTCTTTTCGTAAATTGTATGATGTTTTTGTAAAATCACTGGTTTTTCTCATTGGGTCATCTAAAAGTTCCGAAAGCACATCAAATGCGTCACCCAATCCACTGATTTCATATGCTGAATCAAATGCCTGTTTAGACATTCCAGTAAGCTCTTTTACGTATTCATAAATAATACTTTCTGCTTTGTTGTATTTTTCATTATTTTCTTTTAGTTGATTGCCAATATCAATCTCTTGCTTGTACAGGTCTTTTAATACATCTTGCATTGCCGCCGCTTTGGCATAAGCTTCAAGTGCAGAAATTGTATTGTAAACTTCTTCTTTTTGTCCTTTAAATTCGCCAGTTACCGTATCAATCGAATCTGCCAATTCCGGACACTGTTCGACAATGTAATTTGCGTATGCAATAAGCATTTCCTTTTGCGAATCTGTTAAATTGTCAAAATTATCTGCCAATTCAAAGTATTTATCTGCAACGCTTTTAACGCCTGCATAAGTATCACCCACACTGTTAAGCTGGTCTTTAGATGACTGTATTGTTGAATTTAAACTCTCTGCCGTTGCTAATACAGAATCGCTGATTATAGTATTGGCGCTTACTACTTCGCTTTGCGCTTTTGCGTATCCTATGCCGATTCCTGCGATAGCCGCAACCACACCTGTAATACCAACGATAGCCGCTGTCCACGGTGTAGATAATCCAATTAGCTTTAAAGCTGCCGCCGCCACTCCTGCACCTGCCGCCACTTTTGCCAACATACCGACTGTAAAATTAGCACCTTCCCCAATTTTTTCAAAGACAGTTGCAACCGTTAAAAACTCTGTTGCAATACCCGCAATTCCGATTGTGGCTTTTAACTTTGTTGACATTAAAGACGAAAGTGTTTTTGATAGTCCACCATAATCAATATTTCCTATTGATTTTTTAATTCCAGCCGTAAGTGCCTTTGAAATTCCTGCGTTTTGTGCAATTTCAACACCCATTTTTGCCGCAAGTGATTTTGCTATTGACTGTGAAATTGACGTTGCAATGCCCTTTAAAATATTTTTAGCAATTTCCAGTTTGAAATATTTCTTTAAAAGTACTGCTCCAATTATGATTGCTACTGTTTTTAGTTCAACATCACCAATTAATGTTGCTATTCCCTCAAGCACTTTTGACCATTTGATATTTTTTATAGCTGTTTTGATTGTGTCATAAATGCCTTGAACCCACTTATTGATAGCTTTTGCGGTTGAAGCAAAATCAAACGTTTCAAAAAATTGATTTATCCCGGTTGCAATAGAAAATCCTAAGTTTTCCCAGTCAAACGTTTCCCCAAACGATAAAGCCGTATACACAGCAGTATTTAATGCTCCTGCAATAGTTCTGCCGACAGCACCGAATAATTCCGGTGAGATAAGCCCGTTGAGGAAATCAGCAAGGCCTTTACCAAAATTTCTAGCACCGGCATACACGCTGTCCCAGTCAATGCTATTCAGCGTATCTGTAAGCGTATTGCCTATATACTCGCCTAACTCGCGTAAATTTTTAATTTGACTTTTATAGTCTTTCCAAATGGTATCGACTTTCACAAGGCCGCCGCTTGCTCCGTCTGCGCTTGCCGCTCCTGTACCGCTACCCTTTTTGCCATTTCCACCGCTTGAATCCGGTGTTGTAATCAGTTTTAATTCATCAAACTGTCTTACACCCTTATTCAGCTTCTCAACGTTTTTAGCGGCGTTTCCGGTGCTGTCTGCTATATCATCGGCGCTGTCCGCAGCGTCCGACCAATCATCGGCAATGCCTTTGTTAGTAACTTCAAATTTCCAACCAAAAATTGCACCTAAGGCATTTGTTACCGTTTCAGCGAAATTAATAACCTGTGTCATTGCGAAATTTAATCCGCTTAAAAACGGCTTAAACGCATTAATCAACGATGTACCTATAATTCCTGCCAGTTCTTGAAATGATTGCTTTAAAATGACTGTTTGATTGTGCCATGTGTCGGCAGTTTTTGCAAAGTCGCCTTGTGCCGCCGCTGTATTTGCCATAACGTATCTGTATCGCAACATGGTTTTTTCAGCTTGCGTCATGGAACTGATATTAGCGTCAAGACCATTTTTTAAAGCCCATTCTTTTAACGTTGCCTGTGTCAAATCAAGTCCATATTTTCTTAATGGCTCTGTTTCGCCTGTAAAAATCGCTTGAAGATTTCTTGCAACGTCTGACTGTTCTATATCGTAGAATGAAGCCATATCTGCCGTCAGCTTTGTCAATTCAACGGACATATCCGCCATTTTCTTTTGAGAAAAGCCCATAGCGACGCCCATGGCTTGAAAACGGCTTGAATACTGCTTTACTGACAGTTCTGACATACCAAAATCCCGTATAGATGTTTTTGCCATGTCGTCTACAAGGTTTTCATAATTTCCAAAAGTTGTACGTACAACGTTTTCAACTTCTATGAGTGATGAAGCTATATTAATCGAATCTCCCAGTTTATTTATTGCCCTGAAAACAAGCCAGTATGAAGCGTATAATTTACCAAATGCGGAAGCCAGCGACCAACTGCTTTTAGTTGCCGAATTTGCAGAAGATGAAACGTTCAAAAAGTTTTTGCTTAATGACGTTGCCGCTCTGCCGCTTGAAGCCCCTGTGCGGCTTAAATTCGCAAGTGCATTAGTCATATCAATAAGATTTTGACTTACCTGTGGTACTTTTGACAGTTCTTGCATGAGCTGTTTCATCGCGCTTGAAAGCTTCGGTATATTGTCAATAGCTTTTGCGGCACTGGCATATCCTAACTGCTTGATTCCTGTCACAAGTTCCGTAATCTGCTTTGTTGCTTCACTGGTTGCCTGCATGGAATTAAAGGACTTACTTAAGTACGCCATTGCTGTAGAAGCCTTGTTTATTGCGGCAGTGTCAATGGTTGAAATCTTCTGAATACCTTTTGACAAACGCGTAAAATCTGCCGTGCTTACGCTTTTCATTCCCTGCATTGCATTTGTAATATTTTTTACGCCACTTGCAAACCCCGCAAGATTGACATTATTGATAACTCCTAACGAATTTGATAAATTCTCTAAATTTTTAACAAGTTTATCAAGCGCATTGTTTGCCTGTGTTGCATTTGCTTGTATTTTAAGTTCTAAGCTGTCCAGTTCATTATCTGCCACGTCCTCACCACCTTTAGCGCAAAAATAAAGGTGGTAGCAATTCGCGTGCTACCACCTATGACGGACTTAATATGCCTCCCTCTTTTTCCAGTATTTTGATTCTTTGTTGCATTTCAAACATTGCAACATCTTCATTACTTTCTTTTGATTTTGGCTTACTTTCTTCTTCAAGTAAAATTGAAACTGGTTTTTTGATGTACTCCGACCTTGCCTTTTTACCGTTTAAGCAACGGTCTATCGCATAAATAAGGGCAGATATTCCATATGTGCCGGCAAAGTGCCACATATCGCTATCCTGTTCTTTTCTTTTCAACTCATGTCCTTTTATACAGTATCCTAACTGTGCCGGTGTCATGTGCTTAAACTCATCTATGTGTATCCCAATTGAAAAGGCTGTCGGAAAATAGTCTTCCCAAATTATTTTATGCCAGTTAATTTCAGATTTTTTTATGCTGTCTGTGCTGTCGCTTCCGGTGCTGTCCCGTACATCTGCTGAATCATGTCGTTCAGCCCCGACAGGTCGAAAAAACCATCTGTTTCCATGCAATTTCTCAATTCGTCATACAGTTTTTTGTACGAAAGCTTATTTTCTTTCATATAGTCCCTCATAACCGTTTTTGCTTCTTCATGTGAAAGTGGATTATTTTCTAATAAGCCGGCATAAAAAGCAGTAACGCAAATATCTGCTGTATCGCCAATCATATTTGCCGTGCCATTGATAATATCCTTAGTAGTAGGATTCTGCATATCCTTTGATTCTTCGACAACGTAAGCACCGCTGAGGACCTTAAACATTTTCTGCACGATGTCTTTATACTCTGCCGCTTCAAAAGAGAACTCTAATTTATATTCGTTACTGTTTACTGTAATTGTTTTCATATTCATTACCTGTCCTTTTCGCTTTATATAGGACAGGGACGGCATTTCTGCCGCCCTGCCATATTATTTACTAGCCATCAAATTACTACGGCTGTTTTTGTATCCTCGTCAGTCGCAACAGCCTTATTTGTTTTTTCGGACTGACTTACGATTTTTTTGATAATGTAATTGATGTCGGATAACCGTTCTCATCTTCTGTTACCGCAACGTCATAGTCTTTATGAATCCAACGCGGCACTGTTGAAATAGCAATGTTGCAAGTACCTGTTAAATGGTCGTCTGTAGCTTCGTCCGGCGCGAATGATTCAGAGCCGATAAAACCACAAATGCCCTCTTTACCTTTGCCGTCTGTGCCATAAAGAACAACAATGTCTAACTTTTCGTCTTCAATCTCAACTAAATTGTCAAGATATTCGCGTTCAAATGCACCGCTTACAGCCATTGAACCCGCCGCGCGTCTTCCGGGTTCTTGCGTTTCGACTAAATCTTCAAGCGTAGACGTATCAACCATGTTACGCTCACCTACCGGTGACGGAATACTTTTTGCTCTAATCAACAGGTTGTATGTGCCAGCCCAGTAATCGCTTTCGTTGCTTTCTTTGGTCTTTTTCCTGTAAATAATTCTACTTTTTAAACCTGTAGCCATGTTTACCTCCTAAAAAATTGCATAAAAATAAGAGCCTTTCGGCTCTTTGTAAATTGCTATAAAATGTCATTCCACCCAAATTTGCGCTTTGCACGGAAAGTTGCTGTCCACAGATTTCCCTCTTTTCGTACAAACGGCATGGGCTTTATCTTAAACAATCGTTTCTTGTACAAATCCGCTATAACATTGGATACTTGCAATGCCTCGCTTCTGCTTCGGTTTGTTGTTACTGTTACCTGTGCTGTAAAGTCTACAGTATTAATTCTGTCAGCTTCTAAATCACTGTTTGTTTCAGTCGGTTCAACAGACTGTATTAACACCGTCGGAAACACCGGCGTATCGTTTGATTCTTCATCTGCTGTAATGCTAATATCCGGGTAATTATCTTCAAGAATTGCCAATGCCTTTTTCTTGATTATCGAAAATACATTTGTTTCTAAATCAAAAGCCCACTGATTATCAATCATTATCCGAACACCTTCTTTACAACATTTTTGTAGTCCTCAATTATCTTTTGCTCTGCTTTCAATACTGGCATAGTAGCTTTTACACCTCTTGTAAGCACAAGTTGGTTATTTTCATCGTAATAGCCCCAAACCTTTTTTTGTCCGTTGCCTTTGCCATACGAACCGATTAAAAATCCAAATTCTTCTCCTTTGGGGTGCGGACTTGCGCCGGCGGAGCCGTTATAATATACGCCTGCGCCAAACTCGATAAATAACAGTTCTTTCCCCTGTACAATCAGTTTTGCTTCTGCCGTACTACCATTGGAATTAAGTTCTACGTAAGCATTGTGTGACGTGTCAGAACCGCTTCTTATTTTGCCGTCAAACGTATACTGCGCTTCTGTCATATTGGTATCAACTACGGCAATGCCTACATTAGCAAGTTCTTTCACGAATTTTCTAAGTTTACGTTGAAATCTTAATTGATACTGCTGTACTCGTTTTATTGCGTTTTCTACGGATTTTTGGGACAATGTTATAACTATTGGTCTTGTAGCCATGTGCTTACCTCACGTTTTTCTGTAAAAGAAATAAATCTGCCGTTAATCCCTCATCAGCGACACCCTTAACGATATAATCGCAACTGGTTTCATCAATGATTGTTTTATCCTTATCTTTGTACCTCACTTCTGACTTTTTCCAAACAAGCGAGCCAACATCTAACGGCAATTTGCCTTTGTCTTCCACAATTTGAACAAAATTCGTAGAATTATCTACACCAAATTCCTTTATCAGTGCTTCACTTAATTTATTGCTTATTGAAGAATAAAAAACCACAGGCTTTTTATAACCTGTGGTATACTCTCCTGTTTCAACAGGGACTTCTTCACCGTCAACAATGATGTATTTTATTGAGCCGTCTTTATTCAGTTGGTATACCGGTGTTCTGCCGTCTTTAAGCGCGTAAATCATCTTTTGTTTATTAATGTCCAACATATCAATCTACGTTCTTTCCGAACCGTTTCCACAGTTCTGAAAGCTTCTCCCAGCCATACATAGCAACAAAAGCAACAACAAAGCCTGCCATAATTGCGGCTAAAACCATGTACCACAGGATAGTCATGTGTAAATACTGCATATATGCTACAAATGCCGCTACTGTAATGCCGATTGATAACACAAGTACCAATCCGTCAGTTGGAATCTTCGCAAAAACACCTACTCCTTTGATAACCTGTGTAATCACCGACACAATAAACGCGATTGCGCCGATTACCGCTAAAATAATCATGATGTTTGACGTCAATGTTTCTAAAATATTCATATTACATCTCCTTTTCGCCATTCAGACGTTCTTCAATAGTGTTTAGTCTGTAATGTGCCGATTTCACGCTTTCTTCAACTTTGATAATTCGTGTATCGTGAGAATTAATCTCTTTTCTCATTTCTGACACTTCATTTTTTATTTCAGTTGTATTGCTTGAAATGGCGTCAAGTTTCATATTGATACGTGTATTCTCTTTTACGCGTTCTTCAATGTCTTTTGTGTCTGTGTGTTTGTTGTTTTTCAAACCAAACCAAAGACTAAAAAATCCAAAAAAGACGGAAAAAGCAACCGATATGATACTTATAATTATTGCAACTGGCATAATATACCGCCTTTCATTTTTTTGGCACACCGCCCACCACCCTTACTGTGTGCCGCCTGCTACGTTTTCCCGGTGCTGGTAAAACGTAACGCACAATCTTCTATAATGCTTTTACAAACGGATATACCCCTACAAACAGGCTATCACGGTCTTTCCAGCTACGGCTTACACCGTTTTCACTGTAGCTTGCCATGTAGTTTTCTCCTGCCTGTGACCGGTCATATACCACAAGATTGACAATTACACTTTCATAGCTTTTCAGGTCATTGTCAATCTGTTCCTGCGTATAACTTTGCGGATAACACCGTTTTGCAATTACATCTTTCGTTGCCTGTTTTATGAGCTGTTCAAGAAGTAAATTATCTTCTTTGCTGTCAAACACAACAACATCAGATTCAGTGTTATCCTCGTTTTCAACCGTTTCAATATGAAATTGTTTGAGCCGGATTTTTACCTGCTCTAATGTTGTGTATTCTTCCATGCTGTTCTCCTACTTATAATCCCAACTTCTCAATCAAAATTGCTTTAAGGTCAACTCCGCTCATTTCCGTCGCATTTTCAATGCCGTTCTGTGCCGCTAAACTCTGCAATTCTGCTGTCGGCATACGGTTTATTTCAGTCTTGGTATATCCGGCAGGCTTGTTTCCCGGCACAGTGTCCGGGACTTCTTCGCCTGCCGTATACCATTTCCCGTTTTTAATAACGATATATGGATATTTCATATGCTACCTCCGATTAATCATGATGAACCTCAAGTACGAATGTGCTATCCATATTTTCGTAAGACGGCAATACTACCTCAGAAGCAAACACTGACATTTTCATTGGCGGACCATACTCAACCTTTGTAGCGACCGTAATTCCTGTTCCATATGTCGTTACGTCAACATCAGTGACCTGTCTTGCAGTTCTTTCTTCCGGTGTCGTTCCGAACCACGTGTTACCCAGTTTTCCGTCCGGCAACAGTGTTACTTTGTTGTCCGGGTAAAAATAGTGTTCATTTTCAGCTTCGTCCATGTACATTTTGTCATACAGGACGATTGTAAGCTTTGTGCGTTTCTGAACAACTGAAATTACTGTGTCGTCATCAACCTCAATCGTTGCCGTAAGATTCTGTGCAAGGATTGAATTTCTAATCTGTGCATTTTCAAGCAAATACTGGAATGTATTGGTGTTCATAAGTACGTATTTAGCAATCTTGCCTTTCTTCTGTAACTTTTTTCGAGCATTATTAAGGTCTGTAAGCGGCTTAGAGTTTACTGTATCGCTCCACATACTGGTATCCTCAAGCTTTGCGTAATGTTCTTTTGCATACGAACCGTCTTTGTCGTAATCATATGCATACTGCACACCGTCACTTTCAATAGTGATAACCGGGTGTCCTGCTTCTGTAGCAAGAAGTGACATTCTCATACGTTCCGGCACGACTTCTGCCCCGCTCACGAGGTTGTTAGTATCGTCATATACACTTAATAAGGCGCTTTCAAGATACGGGTCATCTGTAGAACTAACACGTGCGATTTCAAGCAGTTCTTCTTCGCCGACTTCCATGCCTTGACGAAAAAATGCCATTTGTGTTTTTTCTTTACTTAACCCCTTTCTTGCTCTAAGTGTCGGGATTGTGTCAAAATTTGACGGTGCAAGTGATACCGGAAGTCCTTTATGCGTCTTAATCCAGCTTAAATCAAGCCCCTGTTTCTTTCTTTCCGGAAACCAATTTAATCCGAGATATGGGATTTGATTGCTTGCTTCTTCTGTTGTTGTAAGTGCAATAGACTTACTGTTTAACACTTCATTAATTAACATCTATATACCTCCCAAATTATTCAAATACAATCATTGGAAGCGCTGTAGAAACGCCCGCGTCATATGTAGTGCCGGAATGCTTTTCAGCCACGCTTTTATTGATATATGCTTTCTTCAAAAGCACACCCTGCGGCCTGTCTTCTGTGACGTCATATCTCAGAATACCTACGACCGTTGCCGTGTTGTCTGCCTTTCCGTTTTTTCCAATTGGTGTACCGGCTTTTACAATCTTTCTGCCGTCAGCCGTCTTTTCAATAACATCTGTAAAATCAAGTGTCATTGGAATTGCTTCGTTAGGCAGTCTTTTTAAAATCTGAACGTTTCCAGCATATGAAATCTGTTCATACTGCATATTTGACATTTAATTACCTCCTAAATAATGTGACAAAACATCATTGTTGCTTTGACTTTTTGGATTGCTTGAGATAAGACTTGCGGCTATTTTTTCTGCTTCTGTCTTCTCTAAATCTTGGTTACTACCGCCGCCGCCCGGATTCGGTGTACCTTTGGCAATTTCCTGTTCCTTTGCCTGTGCGGAAGCGGTTTCTTTCTCTGAAATAATCTGTCCGAGAACAGTTGTGTCAAAGCTTCCGTCCTCTTTTACAACCGTCTTTGCCTGCTCTGCCGTGATTTTAAAATCCGTCATAGCTTTTTCACGCAAATCTCTAATTGCATTGCTTTTTTGTAACTCCGCAATCTGATTGTTTGCCGTTTCCAGTGCTTTGTTGGCTTTTTCAAGCTCTGTAAGGTTTCCGGCTTCTATTTCATCAATTTTTGATTGAAGTTCGTCTGCCTTGTCAGCTTTCGCTTTATACTCTGCCGCTTTATCTTTTTCTTTCTTTGTTTCACCGTTTAACTGATTCAGATAATTACTCACCTGCTCATCGGTCGGTTCTGAAATTCCGATTGAAATAAGATTCTGTTTTGCCTGTTCTCTTGTCATCGTTTATTCCTCCTAAAATCACGTTTTTTTACACGGTTCTCTCCGCTCGATTGTTTCTGCCATTTGTCGCATGACTGCAAATTTATAAAATAAAAGCAGTTACCGATTATTGCTCGATAACTGCTTTATTTTGCTGATTATTAAGTTGATTAACTATTTCCTGTGCTTTGTTTTCCTGTTCTTTCGCATTTTTAACAGTCTTATATAAGACATCAAGGTATGGCTTTGAAAGAACAAATGTTTTTTCTGAATCTCCCCAAAGCCCCACCGTTTTAATTGCCACAAGTGGATGTATGCCAGATTGAAGCAATACTGTAAGTGTTTGTGCTTTAGTGTACATATTATCCTGTGGGCTATGATTAATTTGCACTTCAAAATCCCGCATTTTTATGCCTAAATCACGGTCCTTAATCCGTATAATATTTAGCACAACCTTTGCAAGCCGCTTTTCCGCCGCTTTTACAATCGGGTCTTTAAGCTTTGCCCTTGTTTTCGAGAAATCCCAACCATTTCTTAATTCCACCGCGCCTTGCGTATCTCCGCCTGTGTTTCCCTGTTTGTTTGGAATCGCAAGAATTGACAATGTATTGTCCCACAAGTCGTCTTTGGCAACTTGACACTGCGTTTGGTTTAATTCCTGCGTCATAATTTCCACGTCTGACTTGTTATCTTTATTAATAGACTTAACAACGAGTGCATGGTTCATTTTCATCTTTTGGAAAGTTTCATCATCAATTTCACAGTTGATAAATTTTACCCAGTATTCAACGAACTGCTGCACCGAATCCATTCGATTTGACTGCATGGTATTTATTGAATCTAACAGGCTGATAACCAATTCAATATCCGAAATTCTTTCGTGATTATTCGGATATTCCACAATCGGGATACTGCCAAACGCGTGCAATCTGCTTTCAATAACTTTGCTGTCTTGAATTTTAAATGTCATTGAATCTGTATAACACAGCTTATAGAAGTTGTTATTTTCATCTTTTAACTCCTGTACAGCAAGCACCGGTTCTTCTGTAGCTTTATTGTAAATAACAAAGGTGTTCATTGGGCTTGGTGCTATTATCCGAAACGGTATGTCGCCGTCAACAATCTGTATTGCCTTAAAAGATGTTCCGGTCGCTGACTGCCACTCTCCTGCCTTAATATCTTTTTCCTGTTTGTTAGCGTCAGACATATAATCGTTCAGCGTATCAACTGCTTTATTAACTTTTTCATCGTCTTTTCGGCTAACGTACTGTATCGGTTCACCATATGTTTGTCCAACCTTAAATTGAACCAGTTCATATGCGTGATTTTCGCAAACTTTATTGTTTACGTCTTCATTTTGCATTTTTATTCTGTATAATACCGGCTGGTCGCCTTTATAATAGTGCCACAAATACCGGATAATGGGCTTGTTATAGTTAAATACACCAATGCAATCTCCAACGATTTTAACAACGTTATCTGCTGTTATTTTTTCAACATTGGTATATGCAATTTTGCGTCCATAACAACCTCTTACGAGTTCGTAGAAATATACATCATTTAACATATTTAATACTCCTAGTAAAGTCTAACTCCGCTTGACGAGCGTGTATCCGGGATTTCTTTGGCTTCATTTTTATCATCATCATTCGGATAATACCAAATCCACTTACGACAATGCTTGCAAGCCAATTTATGTAAATTGGGGTCATCTTTATCGGCATACGTCAATAATTTGCCACAATTCGGACACATTACAGCCTTATTTTTTTTAGTGTAAAACCTCATATTCAACCTCTTTTGGCATGAAAAAAGCACCACCACATTTCTGTAGCAGTGCTTTCCTCGGAACTTTTACTTTTATTTGACATTATAATAATAACACAGTATTAATATGACATTCAATGACATGACAAGTATTCTTTTCCGTATTTTTCTTCAAATTTTTTGAGCGCCGTTCCGTGCAATCGGATTGTCTGTCGCCATGATTTGTCAATCTCCACCGCAATATCTTCAAACCGTTTTTTTGCTATGTATTTTAAAAATAAAATATTATATAGATTTTCGTCTTCTATACTTTCAATTTGATTAATAATTTTTTCTTTAGTATCTACGTAGTTGTCAATCATGCCGTTAATTTTTTCTTCCATTTCTTCAATCTTAGCATATGCGCAGCCTGTTTTGTCCGGGTCGCTAGAAGACATAACGCGCTCATCTGTTCCCACGGCTTTAATACTGTATGCCATTTCTTTCATCTGTGCCAGTTCAATCATTTTATTGTTAATCATTTTGTTTAATTTTCCGATTTGCTGTAAATATTCCTTTGTCGTCATAAATCAATACCTCCTGCGGAATGGATTAATAGCGGCTTCAATTTTCGCCGTCTTATTTGATTGCGTGATTCTTAATGCAAAATTTGAAAAAACATCGGGTACATCATCTAACTGCTTTTTGCCCGAAACTGAATACTGCTTTAAAAGTCCAACCATGACACCGTATGGTTCTTTTGGGCTGTACAACTGCGAGTCTTTAAAAATAACGTGCTGTAATATCCAGTTTGAGCACTGGAAAATTCGTGCTTCTTTATTCGTTTCTGTCGGCATATCGGTAATATTGCAAACCCAGCCTTTACTAAGTACGCGCTTATTGACTTCCATTGCTACTCTATCACCGCCCGCGTTTCGCTCAAATTCGCATTCTTGAACTTTATTATTCGCAATTACATTTGCCGCATTTTCATATTGCATTTCATAATCTGCCGTGTTATCGCACACGCAATCAACACAGTAATAATCCTCACCGTATTTTTGAAGTATTGGCATGACAAAGTAGTCTGTTCCTTTTCCTTTTGTATCGCATTGTGCCGTAATTATTTCCGGTTCTCCATGCGGAAGATTAAGGTATCTTCTTATTTTGTCGTCCGGGAACAGCAAGCCCTCACGTTCAATCGGCTCTTGCTTGTACAGACAGCGATATGATATATCGTCCATTAATAACTGCTGGTCTTCAAAAAATTCTTTAGTAAATCCGCTAAACTCATAGTCAAAGTTACTTTCTCCAGTTTCCGGGTCAATGTCCGGGACTGCAATAACTTTTACCCGTGGATTTCCTGCATACATATTTTGAATACGTCCTATCACATCTCTAACACTCCAACGCGTGGCAATGTGAATTTCTTTGCAGTTATGACCGTCCGTATCCTGTATTTTACGTTGCCTTGCGTCTACTGCGTATTTGTTCCACAACTTATCAAGAATCGTTGGATTTAAGGCTTCCTCGACCCCCCCAATCAAGTCGTCGACCAACAAATATTTTGAACTTCTAACCTTTCCGCTATTCTTGCTACCTACCGACGTACACTGCACGGACGGAAACGGTTTGTATTTGCCTATATTGAATTGTTCAAGTTTTGCATTTGTGCTTGTTACGTGTAAATTCGGAAATATTTCACTCCACGTATATTCGTCTGAATTTGTAACAATATCATACACACCGTCAAAATACATTCGCGTTATATCGCCGCTGTGCGAATAAAACAAGCTAAAGTCTTTTGGATACCAGCCAGCCACAAGTGCGTTAAACATTTTTTCGACTGTTGTTTTTCCGGCTCCGGGAATTAACGACACACACAAAATATCGTACTTATCGTCAATCATGCCTTGCAAAGCCTGTGTAAGCCCTATTTTAAGAAATTGTTTGCGCCGCGGCATATAAAACCGCTCTTTTGGTTCTCGCTTCTTTTCAAGGTACATAAAGCCGCTGTCAACGATTTTGTTTTGTGCTTCCGCAAGCAATACGCTGTAATATTTATCCAGTATGTCGTACTGGACTTTATTTTTAAATGCAAACTTCTCTAAATCCCATGCCGTGCCGCCTGTGGAATCAAAAATGAATTTTTCCGCCAACTGTTTTGCCCTTGCCGAAATTTTCAATCCATATTCAACGTCTTTTTCTGTTTGTAGTGCAACTTGGGCGGCTTCTATGTATGCGTTTACTACCGATTCATTAATACCATTACTTTCAATATATTTTTCATACTGACTTACTGCTGAAATAAGGCTTGAACTTGCCAAAGAAAAGCACCTCTACTTTCCAAAAAAGCAAAGGCACTTTTAGACCTCTGCCAATAATTTTTGTTGGTTAGCGACTACAATCAATCTGTAGTCGGTAATATCACTTAATCAATATCTGCAATGCTTTCTACAAAACAGTTGTAGTAGATATATCTCTTGCCGTTAAAATCAAACTTAACATATCCACCATCGTATGCACCAATATCAATTTTGCCTTTATATGTTGCAAGTTCTTTACCATCTGCCGTGTATACAGTAATTGTTCTTTGCATACCGCCATTTACATCACTTTTCATATCTGTTACCGCTCTGTCCCATGACGCACATCCGGTCATTCCTAAGCACAATGTCAAGCCTAATACAACTGCTAAAATTTTCTTTTTCATAATAATTCCTTTCCGCTGGTAATCAGCAATCATTGTTCTAATTCATCAATTTTGTTTTCAAGTACATTTATGTACTCCCTCATTTTTTGTCCGTCTCTCTCTGAAAGATACTCAACGCCAGTAGTTCCTATTTTCCACGATACATCTTTTAAGTATTGGATTGCATTTTCAACTTTGTTATCGTCACGATTAAGCTCTTCGCATAAGCACTTGGCAATATCTTTAAATGGTTGTGGGTGTTCCACTCTGTCTAATGCTTCTTCAAAGGTGTAATCTCCCTTGTAGTCCATAATAATTCCGACAGCTTCATATTTTCCAAGATTAACTCCTAAAAATCGGTCTGCAACTGTATTCCAGATAGCATATAAATTGTCTATATCGTCTTGCAATGCAACTATTAACATAATCTCACTCCTTGTTCAGTTCATCCGCATATCTTGTCATTTCAATCTGTGTTCCGTTTTCATCCCTTGTACCGACAGCTACATATCTGCTGCTTCCACTCATCATATCCCCAATCCGTATTTCCGTTTTATCATCATCAAACTTGTAACATTCACGCATTTTCTCAATGCAGTTATTCATTTCTGATATTTTCATAACTGATTCCTCATAAACCTCTCAAAATCTTTTCTGCACTTAGGGCATAATTCATATGTTTTTTCTAAAAATTTATATCTACGGACATTCTTGATTTCAAGACACATATCATTATCTTCAAAAGTAGGAACTATGTCTCCGCAACTTCCGACTTGCTTAAATCTAACTTCTTTCCAGCTCTTAGGTATTATCTCTTTTCCACACCTGTCGCAAGTGTGTCATTCTTTTATATATTTCATTATTATTTCACTACTTTCTTATCGTTGTTCTTGTCATTGTAATACACCTTGAATCCTTTTAATTTATATTCGGACACGGATTTTCTCAAATCTTCAATGCTCCCGTATTTTTCATTCAGCATAATAGCAGTGCTTCCCTTTTCAGCCGCATAAATGCCACATGGTATAGCTTTGCTTGCTATTTTAAGGAACTGCTTGTACTCTTTGCGCGACATTCCATATACATTACCTTTAATCTCTACTCTCATGCGCACTCTCCTAATCCTTAAATAGCCCGTCAGGAAATTTTCCGCCTGTAATTAATATACCTACGTATTTGTGAAATGTCGGATAACTCATGCCGGCTATTTCCGTTGCTTTTGTTATCGTTACCTCGCCGCTCGCCCATTTATTGTAGGCTTCAATAAACTTGTCCTTATCTACTGCATGAACACCTTTTGCCATACTGCACCTCTTTTTTATTTTTAATTTTTTTAAAAAAATGGAAAAGGGCGGAATCGAACCGCCAATGTTTACCACACGGGAACAGATTTACAGTCTGCCGCAACACCGCCAATCGTTGCCGCTTTTCCAAAAAACAAACATGATTAAGACTTCTCTTTATTCATCATACCCGCAGTCACATTCAGTCACCGTGACGATAAGTCCGAGCTTCCGGGTGCGACCCTTGGCTTCTTACCGCTGTCAAGCACGGACAGGGAGCGAATTTAACCTGCAAATTTCACGGTTCTTTCGGAATTTTTTTTGATTTGCCAAAAAAAATTGTTTTGCCATACCGCTACTTTAACAAATTTCTTGTGTTATACTCCGGTTTCCCGGATTCAAGGCAAGCCGACTTAATGAAATTCCTGTTTTGTTTGTAGTCTTTCACACCACGAACACAAACAGGTTATTCTTGCACCGCAAGCGTTTATTATTCGTCAGCCACAAGGATTCTACTTTTGACGTCCTTATGATGATATACTACACCACTTTGTTGCCAGCTTTGCTGTCTTCTTTGCTTAAATTGCTTCAAGCAAAAAGCCTACACTTTCCAGTATCCCGAAAAGCTTTAACTCAATTCAGTGTATCCCGGCAAGGTTGAAAAGCCTATCTGCACCGGGGTAATCATGTTTGTAAATCCCGCCGGACCTTGTGACGGTCCTTTAATCAGCTTTCCGCTAACGGGAGATAAGGGGGTACCAAAGAATGGGACAAAAGGGCTATCAAAAGCCCAGCTACCCTAACCGGATTTGAACCGGTGATACAGGAATCAAAATCCCGTGCCTTACCGCTTGGCTATAGGGCATTGTTTTGCGGGTATTCCCAACTCTATTTCCCGCACACCTCATTGTACTATCCTTCGTAGCCATTCTTACAGCATTGTTTGACAAGGTGTTTGTTTTGCTTTAAATGTCTTTGCTATCCCGATGTAACGACCTTTCGGATTCAAAACCGTTCGGGTAACGATTTCTAAGCTTTGCTTTGTTCATTTCAGCAATGGTATCTAAGTCATATCCAATGCCTTTTGCGGCTACGGCTAAATACCAAAGGCAATCGCCCAGTTCTTTTGCCATGTGGTCTTTATCAAGCGTATGACCTTGAAAAAGCATTTTCTTTACCATGTCAATCACTTCTCCAGCTTCGCCATTTAAGCCCATCACTCCATTAAGCAAAAGATTATCTTCGTGTGCTGTGGCTGTTCTACTTGCTGTACGCATTGCTTCTGCCTGATACTCGTTTAATGTCATTGATACACCTCTTTTTGTTTTTGAGATTATTTTTGGTACTTAGTCGGGCTGGGTGGCTGTTTTTATTCAACCCCCACCCCCTAACAGAATCACCATTGCAGGCGATTATCTGCCGTTATTTAATTGTTTGATTATTTACTGTTTTGTTTGCTGTTTCTGACTATTTGTTTTATACATTTCGCTAAACTCATGTTTAGCGAAGTTCTAAGCATATTGAAATAGCTTGAACACCAGTAAATACGGCACTTTTAAATTGTGTCTGAATTGTTTAACGTTTCGCACGCTTCTAACCGTGGAAGTTGTGCGCCGTTTTCGTCCAATTCCGTTCCCAATTTTGGGAGGTCCGCCGCTGTCAATGCAGTCTTTCCGAATGTTTCTCGGCTTACTCCTGGCAGATTCCAACCGAAGCGCCTATTCAGTATGGGCAAGTACTTCATTGGATTGTTTCGCCTATCTTTCATCAGAGCTGTCAAACTTTCCTCAGAAAATAATTTCAATTTTTTAAAAATGTCACTCCCTTTTGAACTTAATTCTTTTGTATATTCCCCCTCTTTTAATCTGCTTACAGTTAAATTACTAATAACATTACCCTCTAAGTCCTTATACACAACAACTCTTTTATTGTTATTGTTTAAATTATATATAGCATTTAAAGATATACCTGAAAACAAATGAAAACCAACTACACTTATCTCTTGATTATGTATAAAACACTCGTAGGCATATATATCTAATATATAATCTACAGCTTCTAAGTTATAAGCATTATTTATATTTTTAGGCATTGCTAAAATACTTGGATTAGCCTTAAAAGTATTTTGGCAAATATATGTAAGTGCTGCATTCCACATAGCCGGATAGATGTCGTACTGGTCTTTAATGTCATTTTCAGTGCAGAACTCTTTTAAATACTCCTCAAAATCATTTTTGATTGATTCTAATGAGCTTGGCTCTGCTCCTGCTAATTTCTCCAATTCTGTACACCTCCCAACTTTTAAATTTTAAAATAAAAAAATACCTACAAACTGCATTGTTCAACCCAGTTTTTATTTGGGTTTCTTTGGCCGCTGGAATGAATCCACGGCTCGCGTTTGTAGGTAAAATAATTACTATTCAATTTTCATTTTTGCATTTCTGCAACCTGTGTTTACACAATACACTAAAATAGTTATACTGTCAATAGCTTTTTTGAATATATTTTAAATAAATCCGCGCGTATT